CGCACTTCACACTTCTATCGGGATCTAAGCCTTTGATCGAGTAGCCCCATCGAGGCATCTTTTCCACCGTTCATTGAATGCTATGTTGCTAGTTACAAAACACTAGTGAATAAAAAGGGTTTTGATCTGCTGTTTATCTTATTAAATGGGATGTGATTAAATCATTTTTAGAGTCTGGTTGTGTAGGTGATTTGACCCAGCTGTTTCAGGTTGGTCTTGTGGATGATTGGCTTTCCAGTTATGATCCTGGTAGCCGCAGGACGTTGCGTAGTATTGTGAGGGGTTTTCTGGGTTATGCAGGGGTGCCGCTTGCCGATTTGATTGAGCGTCAGAAGTTTGCGAGGGGCGATGATGCGTATGAGGTTTTGAAGGTTGTGGAGAGTTTTGTTGCTCAGCTTCAGGGTAGGCGTAGCTACAAGCGGACCGTCTATAGCGTTTTGGGGCAGCTTTTCGCTTATCATCATGCGCCTTTGCCTAGGGATCCGAGGTTTCAGAGGAGCTTCCATATGCAAGGCGTCCAGCCTCCTACCTCCGCGAAGCTGACGATTGATGATGTGAAGCAGATCATTATGGCTGCTAAGCCTCGTGACCGCTGCATGATCCTCGTCAAATGGCATGGGTTGATGGGTGTCCGAGAGCTTGAATACGTGAATCTCCACGGCTGGCCTCAGATAAAGCAGCAGCTGGACGCCGGCGCAGACATCATCCACTTGGATCTTCCGCCTCGCAAGCGAAGTGAATATCCCTTCTACACGCTGATCGGCGGAGACGCGATCAAGTACGGTTTAAAGCCCTACCTGGAGAAGTATGGGGAGCCGCCTAGCAAGAATGGACCGATCTGGCTGACTGAGAAAGGGATCCCAGTCTCACGAAAGTGCATGCAGAATATTTGGCGGAGCTTAACGAATAGGCTGGAGCTCACGCCGCGCAAACATAACAATAGAGGCACAAGGTACGGCTACCACTCGCATGAGACCCGGGATCTAGCATCAAGCGTCTGGACCGTAAGCGGCGCCAACGAGAAGGTCTGCGAATTCCTGATGGGCCACTTGAAGCAGATAGACTCGAACCTCTACAAGAAGTTCTGGAAGACACACCCACAATTCGTAGTCGACGAATACAGGAAAGCTCTACCTTATCTGAACCTGATCTCAGGTGAAACCGGCAGCAAGAATCAGCAGGACGAGATACGGACACTCAAAGAGAAGGTTGCCATAATGGAGAGAGCCTTCGCAAAGCTCAATCTGCTCAATGGAGAAGTAGAGCAAGTCAGAAGGAGGCTTGATTCTTGAGCCTACCCAAACTTGAGGATTTCTGCGAGAACTGCCGGCCGAAGGTGAAAGCTCTACTACAGGAGATTCAAGATCGCTTAGAAGCAGCGCTCAAAGAGATTCACCGACCGATTGAAGAGACGCGGAAAACAGGAAGCGGATAGAATATAGCTTACGCTGAAGGCGTGGAAATGCTAGAAAGAAGAGAAGGAAGATGATTGAGAAGACCTGTCCTAGTTGTGGCGGAAAGCTTCAGTGGCTTGAGGAGACGAAGGCTTGGTACTGTTTGTCTTGCGATAAAAAGTTTGCCCCCTCAACTGATGATCCATCCAAGCTCGAAGAAGTCTTTGAGAAGTATCCCATTCGCAATTTAAGACCCGACCAGGAAGAGAAGCTGGTTAAGCAATACGAGATCCTCTATATCGACGGCTTGAAGGACATGTGGGGAAGCAGCGGGACCCTCTCCATACTACCCGATTCCATTCTGATGTTCTTAGATCATTATCGATTCGAGCAGGCCATTCCCTACAATGCCATCGAAGTCTTGAATGTTCTACAGGAAAGAGATATCACAGCATTACGGACCTTTCTACTAGGACCCGTCTTAGCTGCAGCGTTCAAGAAGAAAAGTCGAATCATCACGATAGGTTTCCGAGACGAAGTCGGCCTCCTACAGTTACCCTCATTCAAGACAACCTCCGACCTCGCCATCGAAGACTGCTACAAATCCATTATGACTCTGCTTAAACTATTTAGACAGCGTAGAACCTAGCTTCCGCTCAACGCGTTAAATGAATAAAAATTCCGCTAACTAATTTCTGATATTCCGATAAATAATTGGATGTTCTTGCATGGAAAGGTTTATATCCAGTTCTGTCCGGAATTCTCGTGGCCTCGATCAAAAGAGATGAGATCAGGTCGGTGAATGGGGCGGTACTTTAGACGGATAGAAGAGTTCTTTTGCGGAGAACTGAGCCCGGGTTCGAGCCCCGGCCGCCCCTCACCTTTGTTATCTTCTGGACCTCTCTCCTCTGCAGTTACGCTCACTTTCCGTAATCACGGTATCTTTCTGGATTTGCGGTCACTTTCCGTAATTACGGTATTTTTACCGCAACTATAACAGCAACAGCGTATTATATAACCATAACGCTACTGGTTACCGCTGATGGCTACCACTGACGGTGGTTATTGAGGAATATTAAGATTTCAGCCAAGGCTTCACCAGTTCTTTTCGACGTGAAGGACTCCGTCAACAGGCGGATAGATCCCGAATCTGATCTCGTTGCCTAACGTCCAAGCCAACCCGAGAGCGTTGGATCTCGGAGATCTGTGCTCGCATGAAATACAATCGGGGTGGCTTGACTCGCTGAAGGCTGTGAGCTTGTTCGACCAATTTGAACCTTTATCAACGGAGATCTTGCAGTAGATATTATTGTCAGGTGAAGGGCGAGTCCAGAAGATATAGATCACATCGTTAGCATCTACTCCAATGGCGCACTTCTCGACATCGTCATCTATTTGAGTAGTTGAACCCCAACTGTTGGAAGAGTAGGTGTATTTCTTATATTGAAGGTAGCCTGAAGTGTCCTCATAGATTGCATGGGCGTTTCCGTCGCCGTCTTCGGTTAAGCCTAATCTACCGAGCAAATGATAGTTTTGTGTCTTTGAGGCAAAGTTATTTCGAGCTCCACAGGAATTCTGCTTATGTCTATACCAGCTGATGTAGGTGTCATCGTATCCGCTGCAGATGAGGAGAACATAGTTGTCGGGCAGCCTTGCGTATTGAGCTGTTACCTCGTAGCTGCTCGCGAATTCTGAGCAGTAGGAGCTGAAGATGTTAGGGAGGCTATTTCCCTTATTGCTTTGGTGACTGTAGTATTCCTCGAACCAGTAGTAGCCGTCAGTTGACTTAATGACGACGGCAGTCCTCGGGTTGGTCCTTGCCAAGCTTGTTGGAGAGCTCCAAGAGATTGAGTCGCCTGAGATCGTTCCGGTTCGAGCTCGGAGATAGTTTCCATGAGCATAGCCGAGAAGGATCTCCGTTGAGGCCGGGTAGGAATACGCGTCCAGACCATAGACGACTAGGTTTTCAGTAAAAGCTATCTTCTCAATTTTCTTTAAGACTCCGAACTTGTCGATTGTGGCGTAGAAAACGTCTTGGCGATCTCCTCCGAAAATAGCGTGTTTGTAAACAATCCAGTAGTATGTTCCATTGAAAATTACGGTTCTGTTATGAGAGTTTGGCAGAGCTCCATAGGCGTCTATCGTGATAGGGGGAACCAGCTGCCCGAATATCTGCCTCGGTCTTATCAGCGTCAGCTCACCTTGTAGGTTACTCTGAGATAGGTATTCGACTTCACTTTAGCCTCCGCCGACGTCGCCGTTCCCCTCTTCACCAAGCAACGGATCGTGAAAGGAGTCGACGTCGTAAGTCCGGTTATCTTGTGGATGATTCCGCTTCTCGCTTTGTCGCCATAGGAAGTCGCCTCGGTCGAAACCTCATCGGTTATGTCAACCCAACTCCCTGGACTCGAGTGGGATCCCGAGGCGATCTGCCACTTGACGAGGCCTGTTCCAGAGCCTGTGACCTTCATCGCCCAAACCAGATGGGCGAAGATCGACTTTATAGTCCCGCTGGGCATATCGAAGTCGAACCATGCAACCTCAGTATAGTTTCCAGCGTTCTCGGAGACTTCGCTTGTATATGTGAGGTCTGGATCTTCGTCTAGGACAGTTGTTCCAGCCCAAGGATAGCAGAGACAGTTCTGCCAGCCTGCAGCGCCTCCTCCTCCAGTTGGCTTATCCTCATAGACGAGAGTTTGGCTCGCGGACTTGTAGACTAGAATCCTGTTATCTCCAATCGCGGCGTCGTCAACTGTCTTGCCTTTGATCTTCTGAGCGTTATGGTCTAGGTTTGTTATGTCAGCTTCGAGGTGAGTGTGTCCGACTGGACTGTAATCCGGATCGTGATACTGGTTGTCGTGAACGATTAATCCTCCTGTTGAAGCGATAATAAGAGCATTGAGAGCAGCGTCTCTCGTAATAACAATATTGTCGCCTTCTTTCAGTTTGACATCTCCGGTAAGCGTTTCAGCCTCTCCGTATTCTCCGAGGCTGCTGACTCCAGCTGCTGTTGAGATCTTCGCTAAAACTTGGTCGATTGTCAATCCTCCAAGTCTCTCCGCATTCAAGTTTCTGATGACGGCGGAGGAATCGACTATAAGCGGAGGTTGAAGTGGAGTCCGAATAACAATAGGCTTCGAGGTCGCTATTTGAATCTCTCTAAGCAGATAGCTGATTCGACTGTCGATCAGCCTTAAAGTTTCCTCGTAGACTTCCTTCTTCATTGAGTCGGCTGGCCTCCTTGCTGCTCAGCTTCATCCTGAGACATCCGAGTGATCCATTCACGCCATTTCGCAACCGTGGTCTTGTATGCGTCTGCAAAGACATTCATTTTGGAGAGGATCTCCAAGCCTTCGATCAGGAAGCTGATTCGCCTGAGACATTTCTTGCATTCGACATTATTCGAGAGGTTTTGAGCTCGGACATGAGCCTCTGCTAGCAGTCTCTGGATCTCTCTTATCTCCTCTTCAACAGTCTTGCTCGCTTTCATTCTTTCAGGGCAGTTTCCACAACCCATCTTCTATTCCTCCGGGCATATACATCCTTGAGTGTTGCATTGCACAGTTGGATTTCCGCATGGACCGGGACCGCAAACACATTGACCGTTCCAAGGACTGCCGGGCGTTCCATAAGTTGTATACCAGTCAGGCGCATTGGGGCTAAGGCAATGCCGGATGAACATACTTCCAGCATTTCCGCTCCAAGTCGCCCTCCACCAGAAGTTGCCGGGAATGGGGAAGAAGTAGCAGTCTGAGAAATAGTATCCGTCTGCTTTGTCGCTCGTAAAGTAGGTGTGTTCGGCGAACTTCTGGGTTCTTCCAGCGTCAAGAAAATACTCCATCAAAATAGATATGTTCGGGTATTGGCTTGATAGTCTCCCTACTCCCAATCCTCCCCCCGACTGCGACTTAACCTCGATGTTTATAATGCATTGATGAGTCTTGCCTCCTCCTGAAGATGTGATCTCTAAATGGTAGGTTGTCAGTAGAGGGCAGCTGTGAGAATACAGTGTTAAGGTTGCGTTTTTGGTTTCTCCGGCTCCTAGGTTAATGGTTGCCGGAGTCACATTGTAACCTATGCACTTCATACATTCAGGCTGGCATAAGTCACGAGTCTGTATGGTGATTTGTCCGGAAAACCCATATCTGCTTATAACTGAGATTGTTCCTTGGACTGTTCCCTCGATTCCTCTATAGACGGTGAGGCTTGAAGGACAGATTAATTGAAAGTCTGGATCGACGCAGACGCATTGAAGAGTTGAAGCGTTCCAGATACATTTCTGTCCAGGAGCGCAGTCGTCGTCGTTGCAGTTCGACTGCTCCGCGATTCCGCAGATCTTCAAGCATTGACCGTCAACGCATCTATATCCAGATCCATACTTATCGATGCAGTCTTGATCGGTCTTACACTTGTCACCTTCAGGAGGAAGCCCCGCTACTCCGACATGAATCGTGATCGTGAGCTCTCTTGTCAAAGAGTCTCCTATTCCTTTTATGGTGACCCGATATGTTCCAACCGGACAGTTCGAGGGAATTGATATTGTTATCCTGGTTCCTCGAGTGGGATTTTCGGAGTCTAGGACCAATGAGGAGCTCTCGAGGCTCACACTGCCTCCTGAGCAGAGATTGTTCGATTGGGTTAGATTGACAGTTCCAGCCCAGCCTCCTATGCTTACAGCTGTCAGCCAAACCGTGAGTGTATGAGCAACGTCTTTCACCAAATCGAATTCGTTGACGCTGACGGTTAGGAGGAAGCCTTGAGGAACCCAATCTGGAATGTTGATCAGAGTGCTCGGGATCGATGTTGACTCCCAGAGCTTATCAATAATATTTTTTAAGACGCCTTCAGTCCTATCAGTCCATTGTTTCCGCGATCTTGAGCGAGTGTAGTCTTCACCGACCATTTTTCAGCTCACCTTTATTGTTGACGGGATCAGCTGGAAACTGACTTGGAAAGGACTCCACTTGTAGTGAATCTCAAGGATTCTGAACCAAGGTTTGCCGGGAGGTATGCCCATTCTCGGAATATCGACTTGAATCGAGTAGCCGGGATAGAGGCTTTCAGCTCCCGGATCCAATACGACTTCCGGCATGTTGAAGAGCAGGGTCGGCCGGCAGGTTCCTTTAATCAGCTCGTCTCCGTAAGTCTTCAAGCTCTGGAAGGAAGCATACTCGGTTTTCATAGGTTTCTGCATGGCTAAGCCGTATTTAGCGATGCTCGCATCGTCCTTCGCCCTATATGAAGCTTGATAAGACTGCCCGAACCATAAGGCGTCGATCCGCAGCCAAGTGCTTGTAGATATTCCCCGAATCTTGTTAACGTCCTCGAATTCTATGAAGCGAATCTTATCCCAATAGAAGAAGTCTTGGCCGGGAACTCCGTTACGCCCTGTGCCTCCATTATAGAACCACCAGTACGGGTTCTTACTCGTCGGCTTCTCACCCGGCTCACGGTAATAGATGTAGTCATCGCTCCCGATCGGGACATTCTCGGTCCTCCAAGTGCGGCCCATAAGGTCGTTCAAAATCGGGTTGAAGAGTAGATGCTGAATCCTGTTTCCTGAAGTATCCTCGAGGATGACTATGGGTTGAATCTGCATGAAGTAAGGCATATCCGCTCCATGGCTGACCATGAAGTCGAAGTTAAGTGAGGTTCCTTTCCGAGCCGCGCAGTCGAAGACGTCGCCGAAGACATCTGGAAGCGAAAGCTTGAAGTGGACACCTGTCTTCGAGAACGTCTGCCCTCCAACTGAGTAGTTTCCTCGGCTCGGATTGTCGCCGAACCAAGTGACATGAGTTATCCCTCCATCGCAGCTATACCAGCCCTTCATGTTCGGATCTTCAGTCCAAGCATCACAGTCCACCGGTTCAGCGTTCGCCTGTCGTCCGACTAGCGCAATCCAGTTGACGATCTCATCGATGCTTCGAGGCATATCCGCTTCTCGAATATTGATGGTTGAATCGAAGAGAATGCTCTTTAGAATAGTTGAATGGCGCTTGCTGCTGTCGTCTTTGGGAAAGAATAGGAGAGTTCCCTTCGTCACAGCAGCCTGCGTCTTGACAAAAGCAGAATAATCCACCTGCTCAGCGATTTCTCTGACGACATCATTGATATAGGGGCATTTGTCAGTGTAATCCGGGTTCAGAAGTGGCAGTGAGGCCTCGTGCGGGGATGTGTAGTCGACGTCAACAACCTTGCAGACTTTGAGGACATCTTCGATCAAGTCGTCTGCTTTCTTAGAATCCTTACTATAGTTTATGTCGATGAATTTTCTGAGAAACTCCTGACCGTAACATCTCGCTTCAATCGCTATCGTATCCTTCATTCCGATTGAAGGATGAATTTTGTAGATCCTTCCATTAAGAAGATACTTGTCGTTTATCTTCGCTCTGAGATGCCAGTAGAGTCCTTTCTCCGTGACTTGAAATGGAAAAGTGTCTTTCATCAAGCTGTTTCCTTTATCATCGAAGATGAAGGTTGCTTGACTCATTCCGGCAGCGAGCTCTCTAAGCCAAATATCATAATTGATTAGTTTCCCTACAATTTCAGTCCAAGATGATCCGCCCTGACTGTACTCGATAACCGCCTCTGGTTTGGTGAGCGTTCCAGCCAAGACGGATCAGCTTTTTTAGGTCGGGAGTTCGGCAATCAATAGGTCTGCGAAATATCCGGTTATCTGGTTGGCTGTCGCAGTTTCAAGTCTAGCTGCGATCTCAGCGTATTCGTCGCCTGTATCGTCGGGCTTGTAGTAGCTGCAAGCTGAGAGATCTCGGCTGTATCCGGCACACCACATTGGACCATGCTTTCCAGTCGTCAAATCGACTGAGAAGTATAGGAGATGCCATTTGCCTTCCTTGAGTTTCTGCGTTGCCGAGGTTGGAAAGTCAGTCCAAACATTGGAGCTGTTGAGATACTGCCATTTGTTGTTCTGAACATCATAGCGGATTCTAGCTTCATGCCTCTTCGTCGTGTCGTAGTAGTAGGCTTGAAACTCAATGTAGGCTGTGTTCGTTCTCGATGCAAACCGGAATTTGAAGAAGACCATTATCTTCTTTCCGGCTGCCATGACGAAAGACCGGTATCCTCGTACATAGTCTCCTACTGCTGGCGTTGTCGCTTTGGTCTGCATCTTCAAGCATTTGTCCTTGAAGTAGGCTTCTGCTCCTGCATAGTCTCCGTCCACAAGAAAGTCTGTGCCAGTTCCTTCACCTGTCCACTTATCGGTTTCTTGGAAACGCTCCTCCATCAGGACGCGATCTAGGAATAGGCTTCGTCTCCATTTGCCGAGCGCTGCGTCGTATTCTTTCAGCCAAACTTCAGCTGGAACCATATACGCGGTTCCGCTTGGATATGTTTCGCTTGCTTCTTGACTCATATTCATTCAACTCCTTTAACTCTAAATCGGAAGGGCGACTGTTTTCGCCCGAAGGAAATCCTGAATCCTCATTCCAAGCCTTCGGGAGACTGCGTCGATGCTTTCTCCCTCAGGGTTCATCTCGATCTTACTGACTGAGAGAAGCGGACCGTGAACCTCTAAGCCGCCTCCTCCTCGACTGATGGTTTCACCTCTATGGACAACCGCTAAGCCTGTTCGAGAGATATCCGCGATCTGTCCGGGGAGAGTTTGGGCTGAGGGAACTCTCGGAGTTTGAGTTGCGCTCCATAGCGCCATGCCTCCGGCGAGGGCTGAGATGCCGAGGACCGCCCATCCCATGGGGCCCATGGACGCCCAGAATCCTCGAGCCGCGACTCCGGCTGTCTGCATCACTACGCTTAATGAGATTAATTGAGCGATCAATCCGGGAATCTGTGCGATCAAGGAGATCATTGTCATCTGTTGAGCTTGCTGAGCAGCCCTCAACCGTTCAAGGGCCTGCTGAGCCTTCTCGCTCGCTGGACCTGATTCCGCTAAAGCCTCCCGATAGTCTCGTTGAGCCTCGGTTACTCGGATCGCGGCGACGTTGTATGCAGTCAGCATGCTGGTGACGTGGCTTGCTATAGATCCGACTCTGGAAAGCGCGTTAGCCATCAAGATGGCATCGGAATATTGGACTCGAGTGGAAGTTGAGACGAGTCGAAGAACTCGGTTCTGCTCTCGAAGTGTTTCCCCTGCGACTGCTAGTCTTCCCCGGGAATCCTCTGAAACGTAGCCGAGCTGCTTCATCTCACCATAGATTCGCCGAATCTCAGCAGACGCTTCATCTCTGGCTCTGATGACTATGTCAACGCTATTCTCCGCCACTTTTCAACTTCTCCTCTAAAGCCATTCTCCTCAGAAAGTTGAAGACGTCGAGGGGGAGTTTCCGTATCTCTTCAGGACTGTAGGTTTTCTTGAGGATCAGGTAGATCGCTTGGATTTCGGGTGCTTGGATGATTCGACTGTCCTGCTCTTCATTGGGAATAAAAAACGAGTATTCTCCAGGATGTAGAACCAGATCTGCCTGATCTCCTCCATCTTGTAGCTTTTCACTTTATCCCATGTGGCGGTCGGATCGCCTTTAGACCACATGATGTAGATAGCTTTGCGGAGGAAGTCCTCCTCCTTGAGGCTCATAATGCTCATGAATTCCTCGACATCCATTCGAGCATACTTGATTTTGCCGTCGAAGATCGGAATGTAGACTTCGAAGATCTGGTTTTTCTCGGAGAGGATTTGAGCGCAAGTCTTAACGACCGCCTGTCTACTCTGCTCCTCATATTGTTTCCTCCAGTCTAGGAGGGTAGTCAATTCCTCCGGTGTCAAGCCCTTTCTCGATTCAGAGGTCTTGAGGCCTTTCTTCTTATGTGCAGCCCAATGAGCTGCGAATGCCTTGAGGCCAGAAGTGTCTTGAGTGAAAGTTGAGGTGCAGCCCGGCCATTTGCATTCCACCATTCCGCTTGAGCTGATTGAGTAGGGTTGATCTGGGATTTCTGATGTTGATTCACTCAGATTTCAGCTACCTCCTTCAATTTATCCATTAATCCGGTAAGCTCCTCTCGGAAAGCATCGGATAGGATCCAGAGCTCTTGGGTACCAGGGTGGAGAACTCTCTTTGCGAAGATCTCTGCGCCTTCTTTCTCGAATCTTAAGGCTTTCCGTCGAACAGGAAGAATCACATGGGGAGCTGTTCCGAATTCGATCCATCGGGCCGCTGGATGGATATTGCCGAACATTACTTCCAATCGGGATGCTGAGATGTAGAAGCAGTCTAGATAGGATCCGGGATTCTTCAGACGTTCGCCAGCTAGAATCTTCGCTCTCTCAATCGTATTGTTCGCAGATGTTTCTAGGACTGCTTGAAGGTCCTCTGGAATTTTCCTGAGAGCTTTCTCGAATCGGAATGAGAGCGGTCCTAAACCTTCAACCTCTAACGTGAACATTTCTCTCAATCTCTCTTGGTAAGCTTGATCGAGTAACCCATCCAGAATATTCCGAATCCCGGTTCAGGTTCAATCTCGATATCTCCAACCCAGTATTGAACCCCGTTGATGTAGGCTATGGTTCCGCATCGAACTGTCACGCTGATCGGATTAGCATCTTGGCCCTGCCTCATAGTCTTCAGAGTCGATTTGATGGCCGTGTATTCGCTTTCAGCGTCGACGAGTCCTCTCAGTTCTAAGCGATCAGACTTATCTGCTCTATAGTGGAAGATGTCGCCGTGTCTTCCTGGAATCTCGCTTTCCTCCATTTTTGTCGGAAGAAGCTCCGGCGGTCTTTCGAGATGATAGAGTTCAACGGTTCCAAGCGCGGAGGTTAATGTTGCTATGCCAGGATCCTCAAGGAGATCTCTGGAGTGCAGGATGTTCGGATCTAGGAGAGCCTGCATCAAGGTCGGTTTGTTAGGGCAGTCTTCCGGCCACTTCTCAAGAATCTTAAGGATGGCTTCGATCTTCTCTTGTTCAGTCTTCGGCATAGCAATCTCTCCGATAGATTGAATCTTATCGATGTGAGAGCTCGTGACTAGACGCAGGTTGGCTCGGCGCTGAGATCAAGGGTCATTCGGAATATGGAGAATTGGTCTGCTTGCCCAGTCTTCTGGAAAGATGGAAGCTGACCCACGAAAGTCCAAGTCTTCTTGATGGGAGTGGGGCTTTGGATGTCAGTTTCTTCAATAACTACGGTAACAGAGGGAAGGACCCCTGTGACAGGAGTTGCCTTTGAAGCGATCACGTTGTCCGTCGAGTAGAGGCCTTCAACTCTAAGCTCACCGTCGAAGCTCTGGGTTCCCCGTATCTTGATCTGCGATCCGAAGACAGGTCGTTTCGCAACCGGATAACCCCATTGAGCTTCATAGCGATCCGCTAAGCCTATTGTGTCGCCGTCGATCTTCACTACGCACTTTCCGCCGAAACATGATTTTTCCTGAGATCCAATGGTTGGCGTATCCTTCACCTCCTATTGATTCTTCGACTTATTCTTCACAGGTTCTCGAGGTGCACATCTCTGGCAGAAGTCAGCTCTGCCTCCTGTTTCATCCTCAAACTGCACCCCACATTTGAGGCAGATCTTCAATGGTCCTGGCATTTCACTCACATACCTATGAGAAAGGTTACCGCAGATAGACGCATTTCACGACCACATCAGCCGCCAGCAACGGCGGGTCCATGAAGATGTCGCTTCGATCAATTAAGTGAGCGATCCGGGGAATGAACTCAGTTATCGCACCGGTAGGTCCATTAGCAAGAATGATTTGGCAAACCTCATCGATCATGTTTTGTTTCCGCGTGTTAGCCGCAAGCACATCTGTATTCGTTCCGCTTGCAGCTTTCGTCAAGATGTGGACGACGCATCTTTGATCGACTCGCATATGTGTGAATGTAGAAGGTTTCATCGGCGCCTCCTCTGCTTCAACCCAAATCATATTCTTGCCCCGGTCAGCGATTTTCTTGAATTCGTCAAGCCGCATGATCTCTGGGAAATTAACGCTGGCCTTCGCGGGCTCAGAGATGTCATAGTTATTGTAGATGAGATTGCGGATGCTCTTTTCAGGAGGATTCAATCATCATCCCATCTTCTCGTACCGAATGGCACAGTCCGCTCCACGAATGGGTCGAGCAGCTTCTTCAAGGCCTCTCGAATCGTCGCGATCGGCTTATCTTGATAGCTCAATCATCTCATCCTGATTATGACGAAGCATGAGTCTGAGTTGTCACCAAAGTGGTAGGGTGGACTTGCTCGACTGATTTGTAGCAAAGAATACGGTAAGCATAAACATGTAAACTCGCCCTAATTTTGCAACAAACTGGCGCGCCAAAAAAAGGGTGGGCACGCACTAATTTCCAAACGCTTTAAATGTATTATACGCAAGCAATCCGACGTAGCCAAGCGCGGTGAAGGTGGTTGACCACTCGAACAGGGGAGCAAAGCTGATAGTGAAACCGAGATCGATCAACGCTACGGCAAACCCGTAATATCCGATCGGCCTCATAAAGCGAGGATGGGTCACAAGCGAAATGTTTACCAGAATCAAGACTGCAAGAGTAGTGATGTAGAAGACTTGGGTCCAGAATATATGCTGCGCCAAGTAATCTTCTGAAAATATACCGATCATTATCAGGGCAAAAGCCGAAATGAATCCAAAAATCTGGACGCCAATTAAGAGCCTCTTTCTCCACCGCTCATCTGTATACCATTCATGAATACCTGCATAGAAGGGGAAGAGCGCAAGCCCCGTGATGATGCAACCGATATTATAAACTGCTGCGCCCTTAGGATTATAACTCGAATTTCCCAGATCACTCATCCAATTCTTAACCGGAGTATAGGGAGTGGGGAACAAGGCAAGGGAAGTAAAGGTAAAGATGCAATAGAACACGATGACCGCAATACCCGCAGTGCAAAGGATCGGCCACTTGAGAGGAGACCGCCCCAAAATCAACCTCCCCTGCAACAACCAAAAGCTTGAAAATCGATTAATAATATTGCACTCTAGGATATATCGGTTCTTGTGAATTGTTGGCTCTGCTCAGCTCTCGTTCGCACTCGATGATTCATCTATCGCTCCATAGCTAGTTGACTTGATGTGTGGCTGCCGATACTTCCAGCGGTCTAGAAGCTTTCGCAGCCCAGGCGTTAAGATCTCTTGTTCCGGAATCGCAAGCTTGAAGTCTTCTACGCGGACGAGTGGGCCCTGCTTGTTCATGATCATGTACTGCAGAATGTTTGCGGCTGCTCTACGCGTAACATCTTTAATCGCTTCCGGGATCCCTGAAGGAAAATCCGCATCGAAGTCGCGGTCGCAGTAGGCTTCAATGTGGCTTTCAACCGCTGGGATAACTGTGTCGGTTATGAACGTGTTGAAAGCATCTTCATCAGCGAAGGAGCCCTCTAGAAAATCAGAGTACTTCAGTTGAGCGTACAGTTTAATCTCGCTCGCAGTTACCCAAGGCATCTATCTTCAAGCCTCAACTCTCTTCTTGTCAAGATAGCTGCTGAGCCCGCATTTCGCGCAGTGGAAAATCTTGTAGCGAGGATTCTCATTGACCAGCTGCATCTCTAAACCGCATGCTGGACACGGATGCTCAGGAGGCTTCACTACCGCTGGCGTCTTCTTAACGGGCTCCGCAACCTTCCTCATCTTCTTCGGCAATCAATTCACCTCTTCAAATAACTGTGAAACTAAAACCCTCAATTCCGCGCGGAATTGAAGGAGAATCCGCATCGAAAAAAGCGGATGAGAAGTTTTTACGCCGGCGTAATTATCTTGCTAGCCGGGCGAATTTCCTTAAGCGTGAACCCCTGTAATTTCGCGAGCTGCTGCTGAAAGCACTAACTTGGGCTGGAGCCAGCTTCTAAGTATGAATGCTGAATATCCGGCGGCTTCATTGCGATATTTGGCAGATTCTGTCGGGCCTTCGCCAAGCACAACAGCGGGCGCGTCTTGAGCGACCACGTAGCAAGCTGTGTTCAGTAAAGCGTCGTCTATCATGATCTTCAGGCTCGGGTACATTGGCAGTGATAGTACGCCTGCTTGTCCTTCCGGTACGCGGAGCAAGCCTGCGTCAACGTACTTCTGGACGTAGCTGTTGCTGATGAAGTCAGCCCACACATCTGAGTGCATGGTCACATGGGTTGGCGAGTAGCCGCCCTGCGATATTGCCTTGATCCCTGCTGGAATCCCTTTGTCAGAATTGAAGGGGTTGTAGTCGCTGTTCGGGGGCGTTGTCATCGCTCCCCAATCTTCACCTGTGATATCCGTTGCATCCTTCAAGATGTCTGCGATCTGCTTGTTCTCCATGCGGCCTAAGTCGCGAGCTGCATCGCTTGTATGCAATCCATAGATGTCGTGAGTAGCCTTCTTCACTGATTCGTCAGCGATAACTACGTGGACAACGTTCTTCCAGAGGTCGAAGGGTACACGCGTGTAGGATTGTGCGCTCACGTCTGCTTCAACGAGAGGCGGCACTTTCTCTACGCCGGTGAGCTTTGTCGCGACGTCGATCTCCGCGGTCAGTTCATTCATCCGAACTATTCTGCATAGTTCCCGCAAAGTGTATCGGGGTTGCACGTCCCGGTGCGCAGTTGAGACCCGGATCCAGTGCGCTCACCTGGATCTTTTAACTAGGCCCTTTTAAGGGCTAGATCTCAACTTATCTCGCGAGCCCTAACACTTCCTCGAGAACAACCTGCGCCTCAATGGCCTGAATGTTCGTGATGTCGACGAACTGCGCGTATCTTACGTCCATCTCTCCCTGGAAGATCTTGCCGTTAACTGGGTTTCTCCAAACCTTCGCTTGCAGCACTCCTGTTATCTTATCTGTCAAAGTCGATTCCTCCTATGCTGATAGCAGTCGAATCTTCACTGTGGTGTCACCGCTTGCGGCGGCTCCGTAAGCTCTGCCGACTCGTCGATAGATCATTTCTATCGCGTCTTGAATTGTGTCTTCAGCGTATGTGGCGCCTACATCTGCGTTGGTGAATGCAGTGACTTTCCCTGCTGTCGTTGAGAGGACCACCCAAGCTCCGTCAGCGATTGCGCCTGTGACTTTCTCGATTTCTACAACTCCTTCCTCAAGAACCTCAACCTCAGATTGGCCAGAGGTTGGAGCTGCGACGGTTTGAAGTGCAACATAGTATGGACCTATGCCTGTTCCCGGTATTCCTGTGCCAGGAACGTAGGCGACTGATGCGTAGCCATCCGTGTCGTATGCGAGCACTTGGCCTTTCGTGCATCCCGTGGTCGTCTTCAGTTTAACCTTGCGTTTCCGATACGCAAATTCCTGAATGACATCTCCTGCTGCCAAGTCTAGGCGCCTCCAAGTTTCTTGCCGGATGCGTCTCTCCGGAAACCGAAGAGCTGCTCTCTGACGTTCTCGATTGTCTTGTTCGCGTGTTCAGCCGTGTACTTCGCCCTAGGACCAAGCGAAGTTTCCATTCTCTCGATGATCGCTACGAGATCAGTCTTCATACCGTTGAGGACTTCAGCTGAAAGCTTCTTCAAGCCTTCAACTTCCTGCCCCCGGTCCTTCACTAAGCCGGCTTTCTCTCGGAGGTCAAGCACTTCGCCCACGAGGACCATGTGCTTCTCCTCTTCGATCTTCGCCAGCTTGCCTTTGAGTTCCTTGTTCTCCTTGTCCAAATCCTTCATTTGCGCTTCCAGTTTCTCGAGGGGCTTATCCTTCGAGAACTCCGCCACCTTCTTCTCGAACTCGGAGACTCTCGTCTCGAGAGTCTGCTTCTCCGCGGTCAGTGTTTTGATGGTCTTGTCGCTGTCAGCTAACTTAGTTTCAAGCTCCTTGATCTTTTCTTCTGGATTCAACTTTGGACATCCTCCTTTCAGGCTCGCGCCGAACTCAGGCGGCTCCTTACCGAAATCCGCGTAATGCTTGGAAAGATGATTGTAGACTCCACGCTTATCTTCAGCTGGAATGTCTACGCCTCCTCGACCTCCCATCAAAGCAGCCATAGCTGCCGAAACCCCATGCCAGACGACTGTGCCGTCCGGCTTGTGATGCGGAAGCTTGTAGCTGTTTTTCACATCAGGATTCTCACTGTCGAACCAGGCGCAGGCTCGTTTCAGCTGACCGGCATCGTATTCAGCAGCGTTGAAGTCCCATGCTTCATCTTCCGGAGCTTTACTGGCTTCAGCGTAAGGAATAACTGAAGCCGCCAGGAATCCGGTCTGCAAGCCTTCTTTATTGTCCATGAGATCAACCTCCTTGTTGTCAATGAACGAGTTCTTTTCGGCATCTTGCGTGCCCTGTGGGCGACTAGACGCCACATCGTCATGTCCTACATGACTGCGAAAATCGAGGGCTGCAGTCAACATTCGACTGAATCCGCAGCTCTCCTCGGTGCCTTCGCAGAGATCTTTCACGCGAGCTTTCGGATACGCTGCTTTCTCCACGAAGACAACGTGATCGAAAACAAAATCGTCTATGACTTCAATTCCATTCTGTTCTGTGATGTCGTAGGCGATTATCTGAGGGCTTACGGCGGTCCATTCTCCAGCTTTCATCTTCTCCCATGCTTCATCGTCAGTGATCTCGGCTAAGCCAGCTGTGTAGCTGTTGCTGAGGAAATCCACGAATCTGCCGACTTTCTCTGTGGCTTTATGCGCTAGCTCAGGGGGACCTAGCAGTGGTGCGTCAAGAAGAGTTTCAAGAGCTTTAGCCCGGGCCTTCGGTGTAACCTGCCATTTGTTCCTGTTCACTGAGCTGTCGATCACGTAGATCTGAGCGAAATGTTTACCGTCGCGTTCTTCAAGCTTGAAAGCTGCGATATAGCTGAAAGGAATCAGAGCGGCCTTATGTTTCTCAGCCCAGTCAACCGCTTTCTCCCGGGTCCAGCCTTCTGCCTTCGTGAAGATGTATGCCTGTGTAGCCCATTGATCCCGACCTTTGTACTTGCAGTATTTCGCTCGAACTCCTTCCGGCAGCCTCCCCTGCAGATCGGTTATTCGACATGTCTCAAACTGGTCAGGATCCAGTAAACGAACATGCACGAATTCACTGCTTTCTTCAACCGGCAATAGAAACTCTTCCGAAAAGTTATCGTAAGACTCAGAATTCTGAGTGAGACGAAAATTCGTTTGGTCTATAGGTCTTTGTCAAGATAGTAAGCGATGAGTTGGCTCACTATCTTTCTAACCGAACGAGTGCCATCTCGAAGAATAGGCGCGTCACGTTCAACTATGATCTCAATGTCTTTGTCGGTTTGCTTTACTCCGCCAGATGGATAGCCTGTGTAGTGGCCTTTAATCGTCACGAAGAGATCGCTTGCCATGTCAGGCATGTTAATCTCAAAGGTTAGTTTAGCCCACGCTCTTCCCAATTGGAAACTCACTTTCCAGAAGGAAACTCAGTTCTCCCGGAGCGGATTCTAGATGGGGAGATCCGATTTGAGTGCAAAGAATACCTAGGGCGCGAATGCCCGTTTTTGCTAGTTGCTTTCGCCGATACTTGAGGTCAAACACCGCTCGGCAAGGCACACGGCTCGGACATCTATTATCCGCTCTCTCGGGATTGCGTTACCGCGATGTAGGTTGGAGGAGCTCTCGGCCGTTCTACATATTGCCATTCGCATCTGCAACCAGGATGAGCAGGCATCGCTGGGATTATTCTCCAGAGGCTCCAGCTACGGCCATCCCTCTCAGAGCACCACTCGCAGACTTTTTCATCTGCAGCGGTGATCCAGTAGACGACTGGCTCGAATTCGGCTTGAGCTGCGTATCCGCGCTCTCGAATTTTTCCTTCATCGTCTTGCCGGTAGGTTGAGATCTTGCCTTTATTGTAGGCTTCCCATGTGGCAGTAACCGCTACAGCCCATACTCGCTGGAGAAGCTTCGGCTGCTCTTCACGTCCAGCGAAGAGATCATTCAGGATCGCATTGAAATCGCTGATGTAGCGTTGACGCATCTCCTGGATGACCGCTAGATCATAGTCGCCTATGCTGTAGCTATATCGCTCTTTGAGTTCCCTTGTGGCTTTCAGTTTGCCTCCCAAGAAAGCTTTGAACACATCGTCGCGAATAATTCGCTTCGCATCTTTCCGGGCTCGAGTAGGGCCAATGCGCTTCGCATTCATGAAGAGTTGATGCAGGTCCCTGTGGAAAACCGGCTCAAATTTGCGCGGGTGAAGTTTCGGCAGCAGCTCAAAGAGACTCAATTTCCTTCGGGTCCCAGTTCATCAATTCATAAGCTTTCTTCCGGTCGATTACGCCCATGCCTTCAGCGTAGAGCTGCGCGACAATCTTAGCCCACTCCATCATGTCCTGTGTGCTGATCGGATTCCACTTGTGTTTAATGCGAACCGGAAGCTCCTGGTCAGGCGTAAGATTCAGCTTCATGCGGACAAGCGGTTCATACCACTGCGCCTCTAACTCGCGTCCAACCCAGCGTTGAATATCCGCGATCGGGCCGTCCACGAATGCTTGAAGTTCAGCGAAAGCGGTAGCCCGGTTCACCTGCTCCTCGCGGTTGAGCATGAATCGAGGAACCAAGAAGTGGCCGATGATCTCGCGGTCAAGCTCCTTCTTCTCGTTGATCAGCATATCCAAGTTCGGTTTTAGATCGACGATCTGGATTGTCCAGCGATTGCTTGTTGCGATGTGTTTGCCGGGCTTCAGCTGTTTGATATGTTCCTCGATGGCTTTGGCAACTTGCTGATTATCCAGCCCTTCATCGTCTAGGATGTGGATGCCGATTCCAGCCCAAAGCGTGTAGGCAGCTTCCTTCAAATCTTCGCGTATAATCTTCTGTCGAGTCTGGATCGCTTCGATGATGGGTTCGATGTCGCTTAAGCCGATGCGGTCCAAGTCGAGAGCGTTGTTCGGGAAGTAGAGTATTTCACGAGGCTGGTAAGGTCCCTCTGAGGGATCTAGGCGATCATAAGTGTAGCCAGTCAACTGCCAGTTCTCATCGATATCAGGAGTGAACGCCGTTGAGTCGAGAGGGATAAGCTGATTCGGCTCTCCACTCTTATTCAATACAATTTCAAATGCAGAGCACCCGAAGATCTTCGCTTTAATAACCGCAACGCGGAGCGCTTGGTCGAGACCCACGTCTCTATTGATCTTGTCGACGAAAGCTTTCACTTCTTGGTATTGCTCTAGATACTTCTCAAGCTCCTCAGCCTTCACGTCACCAGTCGGTTCTAGCACGGTCTCGAAGCCTTTGTTCGTGGACCAGAAACCCAGCGTGTTGATGCAAGTGCGGACAAGCGAGTCACGGCGGTACTCGCGGTAATATTTGTTCATACCGCTGTAAGATTCCTGTTCAGCTGGAGAGGCCCAAGGCACGTATTTTGTCTTGGCTGCTGCTCTAGTCTTAGAGAAGGCTGCGTACTGCTTCGGCGTCATGCGGATAAGGATCTGTCGAGTATCATAGGGGTTGCGTGCCGCCGAGCTTGTGATGATTATGCCAGGCTTTCTTCCGAGAGTTCTAGCTAGATCTTCCTCGAAACTGTAGGGTCCCGATTGAGAGCGTGTAGTCGGCAACGGCCTCTTGCCGGTACTCTTCTTCTTTTTATCCGCCAAATCTAAAACGTCCTGGTAGTCGGTAAAGGTCTAGGAGGTTTCACGCCTCGAGTAGCGTAAACGGCTAGGGCGAGGGCCCAAAGCCTGTCATCATGAGTTCCATCTGGATGACTGAACTGGATCTGGCCGGATTTCATCAGTTCATAGCGTTCAACAGTGATCTCAGCCAGCAACTCCTCATCATAGGGATAGTAGAGTTTTCCAGCTTGCATAACGGTCCGCATGAAGCCGAGGACTTCTTGCTTCGAGGGAACCGTCAGCATGATACCTTCGACTTCAACCTTGACAACCTTCATCAAGTCTTCAACGAAGTATTCGGCACCAGTTTGATCGATGCAGATCTTATGGACCATATTCAGTTTTTCGCAGAGGATTCTGATCGAACCCATCACTGGGCCGCTGTAATCTGCTCCAAGCTTAAACTGTTTCATGAAGACAAGCTTCAGAATGTCGCCGTCCTTCCTGATAACCGCAATAACGGAATGATCTCTCTTCTTGCCCAAGTCCACGCCAATGTAGAATTCCCCCGTCAAAAGAGATGATTGAACCTGCTGCATGTTAGAAAGCACGCTCTCCGGAATACGTTCCAGAATCATGACCATATGCTTCGATGCTAGATCTGATGGAAAGTAGCGGTCGTCGTCTTTCAAAACTCGCTGAATAGATTCCATCTAAACACTCTCACCGAAGATCGGAATTGATATCAGGTGGCTGGGAGCATAGATACATGTATTTACACCAAGTTCCGACGGTGTACTGATGCTTTGAGGCTGGAGTTGAAAAGAAGTTTCTTGATCTATGCCTGTTCTTATGGCGTTGGTCTTCTCCTAGCTTTACTGTTTCCTACCGTTAGTGAAGCTTGGATGTTGCTCTTGGTTGGAAAATTGTTCAGCGATCCTTGGTCCTCACCTTTGGCAGCGGCTGTGAGGATTAGGAGCCCGTTTCTGGTGGGTCTTTGGATCTTCTTGCTCAACTTCTCTTTGGGTTCGGTGCTTCGCTTCGTTGTGACGGGGATTCTATTCTATGTCCTTCCACTATTTTTCGCTGTTACTACAGGGTTTGGCTTCGGCTTCTTGGTGGGTGCTCCAAGCTTCATGAAGATACTGACCAATCTTCCTCCACTAGGACTTGCATTCTTTCTGTTGTTCTTGGCGTTTGAATCTTCTGGCTATATTGTGGCGTGCGCGATAGGCTATAGAGTTGGTTGGGAGTCTCAGAAAGGACTGTCTGGAAAAGCCCTCCTTAAGACCGCGTTGATAGCCCCACTCCATCTAAAGGAGGAACAGAGGAGGCTTACATTGAAGAAAGAGTTGAAGGCCAGCCTACCATGGCTCATACTATGCGCAGTCCTAACGGCTCTGAACGCGATATTCGAAACAGTGTCCCTCATCTTCTTCAGGTAGAAAATCTCTATTGTCAGCAGCTCTTTACTAGACATTTAATCACCCTGCTTTACGAAGATCAATTCTTCTGGAATGTACTCGAGGTCGACTCCGATGTTCTTCTCGGTGCCGATACATTTCGAGGCTAGGTCCAGTGGGAAGTAGAGGTCCTCGTCTTCAGCCCATTCCGCCTCCATTTCACGTTGCCATCTGGATGGATCCGAAGCGGTTTCCCTCTTTTTCCGCTCGATGAATTTGGGTTCCAGTGGGCCTTTCGGTTTTACAGCGTTTCGCCAGGAGACATGCGATCGGAAGACTTCTTTCGGCGGATACGCTTCATCATCAGTGAACATTCGGTAGAAGAGGTGATTCCGGGTCCAGGGTGTTGATTCGCCGATGAAGATTCCGTTTGTCGTTGCCATGGCATAGCTGATCGCATCGTACATGTCCAAGTCGTCGGGTGTGAAGTTCATCTCAGTCCAGCAGACCGCATGCAATGTGTGGCCTCGGATCGTCTCCGGGTTATTTGGGAAAGCTTGAATGAGCGAGCCGTTTGGGAATCGTACCATGGTCTTTCTGAAAGGCCGCTCGTAGTAGCCTGGATTAATCTTCGTGAGCAAACCGTTGATGCGTTGAATGTACAGCTTCGCTTGTCGAAGAGAGGGCCCTACGATGCCGATCTCTACGCCTGGATGCTTCAACGCATACCAGATGAGCAGGATAGCAACGAAGAACGACTTGCCTGTTTGACGACTCCATCTCACTACGATCGTGAGAAATGTAAGGAAAGCAGCCGCGAGTTTCCGTTGATATCCAAACGCTTTCACCCGGAAGAAGTCTTGAGCGAATTCAACAGGATCCTCTGGGATTGCGCGGCTGATCTCAGCGCTGCGCTTGAGACGTTGAAGCTGCTGGGCTCTCCGTTCTAGGCTTCTGATCTTTTCTCTCGAGCTCATCTAGTATCTTCTCAACCCGCTTGAGCCGTTCGTCAAGTTCGCCTTGCGAAGCGCTTCGCAGCACTGAGTCAAGCACCTGAGCAATGTAGCCTAGCAGATGGTAGTATCGTGCTTTCGTTACGTCAGCAGCGCCAACCTCAGCCGTCGCAGGGGCCTTCTCTGCTAGAGATTGCGCCACACTGATTGCGTCAACCAGCTTTGCGATGACATCAGCTCTGATACCGCGGATATCCACTACGCCTTTTTTGAGAGGCCATTTCTCAGGTTTGAATAATAGACCTCTGATCTTTGCGATGTCCCTGCGGATCTGGAGGACCCCCCGGGATATCCCGGGGGGTACCCCTGGAAGCTTCACAATCCTTTCGCGGGTGACCTTGACGCCTCGTGAAACCTCGAAGTGTTTTCTAATGTATTTCTCTGGTGCTTCTCGATCTCGGCGCCAACATCTCTCGCAAACACGGACCCGCTCAGTTCTCTCTCCGAATTTAACCGGTACAACCTTAAGGGTTCCGGAGAGCACAATGTTGCCGCAGATATCACAGATGACGCCTGTCAACTTGCTTTTGCTCCGAAGAATGCGCCGAGTATGAAGGTTACGATCCAGACCATGGCGTTGAAGATGTTCTGTTCGAATTGCCGGAAGACGATCAAGTAGACTATCTCGAGCGTGAGTAGGCCTGCGAAGAAGACTATGGCTAGGAGAACTCCATAGACCAAGGCTGGCTTTGGCGGGACCTGAATCTTCCGTGTTTCCTTCGCATATTTGACTGGGCCTTCCTCGACGCCTACAAGGACGGTTTTGCTGAGGGCTTTCTCAAGCCATTTGACCAAACTCATTTGAGATCACCGGAACCTTCACTATTTCGGTAATGACTTTCATCGGTGCGAGATGGTGCTTGAACAGTTTCTTCGGCTGCTTCTTCTGTTGCGGTGAGGCTGCCATCAACACCACGATCGATTGGACTGTTCCGATGGGTATGGAGGACCCTTCATACGGTGGTCGTCCGTCAGGTCCCCCGATGCTTCTCTCAGCTGTGATGACCAGATGATTGTCGATGAATGCGAAGAATCTGCCTATCGTTTCCCTCGGCGTCGTGTAGTTCTCAGGCGAGAGGAGTTCCTTCTCGCTCATGTTCTTGAATCCACTTGCGTCTAGCCAGTGGACTTCGATGCGGTCTCCACGCTTCAAGGAGCGAAGGATCTCAATTACTTCTGAGGGTGGAAAGGTCTTCAACCGTAACGACCTATCTTGGTGACTTTGATCTTCGGCGTCTTTTGTTGGGTTGGCTGCTTCAGCTCTTTGAGGCCTACGTAGCGCTTGAAGTCTGTAACGCCGATCAGCTTCGGGAGGATCAGGTATGCGGAGTAGGCGACTGTGTTGCTCGGCTTGACTTTGAAGTATAGGCAGTTGGCTTGCGCTTGATACCGCATGCAGAGAATATCTATGAAGCGCCGTTGAATCTCGAATAGGTATTCGCCTAGGCTTCGCGTTACATGGTATCGATCGTGATCGCCGTAGCGTTCTCCAAGGCTCTGATAGAAGTCCTGTAGATAATATCTGCTTAGATCGGCTGAGCTCCAAGTTCTAAAGTTCAGCAGCATTCCGTCTGTGACGCTTATGATAAGCGCCTGGCGGATCGGGTTCTTCTCGAAGAACTTCTTGATCTGGAAGCTTGGGCAGCCATATGCGTCGAAGTCGACGTAGGTTACATTCGATTCATCGAGTGCATCCAATACATTCATGTTGTCGTCGTTGATGAGAACCGCATGCTTATAATCGCGCATGTTACGTTCAAGAAAACGGAACTGCTCCGGATCCTTCTCGACGCAGATGATACGCCAGCAATAAGGCGCGTACAGGCTCGACAGGTAGCCTCGGCCCGCGAACAGGTCTAAGACGGTCTTCTGCGGAAACATTCGGTAGACTTGCATCCGCAGATTGAGCTTGTCAACGTTCACTTCGCCGGATGGGATTCTGCTCAGATCCACCAGGCTAGCCGGTTGAAAGAGACGTTTCGGCAGACCCCATCTCGAGGACAAAGGCAGCTTACTCTTCGAATTTGACGATGAAGTAGTAGAGGGTCGCGGCAACGAAGACGGCTAGGAAAGCCATTGCAAAGTCCTTGTTCATGTCCCAAGGAAATGACAGATATTGCTCAGGATGCAAAGCTTCATTGAACTCAAACCAAGCCGCTGAAAGTAGAGTAATGCCTCCGGCAAACGCGGCCTCAGCGAATCTTCCAAGTCTGCCTTTCAGCTTGAAGAGATCGAAATAGTTGAAATTATAGAGGGAGGCTACGATCGCGAAACCCGAGAAGAAGTGGGTTACATCATCGCCTTCTCCCGGAGCTCCGAGGGCCGGATTCCAGTACCAATTGTAATGTTGAGCTGCGGAGGCTAAGATGATCTGCCAGATTAAGGCGCCTGTCGTCAGCAGCATCCAAGCTAAGTTTGTCCACATGAGATAGAACCTGTATCGGTCGAGGACGAGACGTTGCAGAGCATAGAGGCCCCATAGAACTGCTAGAAGAATCGGGATCATCCGGATCATAGGTCCGGAGCCCTCGGTTTGCCAAAGAATGTTGAATCCTTCGGATTGAAGGTACGAGAGAATTTGTCCTAGGTAGTCTGGTCCCGGCGCCAGCAGCGGAAGCGTCTTAAGATAAAGCGCAATAACGGCTGCCGCTAAGACCGCTAGAATGCTGAAGAAGACGATTCTACGCAGCTTGTCCAGATTCAATTTTCTGAGTCACCTTGATCTCGCGGCCTTGATATTCATGCATCTCTTGGTGGCCGTCAACCATGACTGTTACGAGCATTTTCACGATAGGCTTCGGAGTTGGTGTTGGCGGTGTTGGAGGAGGCTGAGGTTCAGCCTTGTAGTTGTAGGCTGCCCATGCGTCTATGCGGCCGTAGCCTTCAAGGCAGAATCCTTCTTCAGGACCATACGCGTCCTTGTAGCCTAGCGGAACCGCAGTTTTATAGATGGCTTGCCAAACCTGGCCGTTGGTCCAGTCTGGATGAACTATGCGTAGGATCCATGCGAGAGCTGAATGCCAGGGTGCTGCGAAGGATGATCCGCTCTTCTCGTTCATACGTGAATCGTATCCGGCGATCTTGAGCCCCGGCGCGACAACGTACTTCAACTCGAATTTGCGGCCGTCTTTCGTGGGCGGTCTGCTAGAGAAGTACTGCGTTTGCTCAGGCTGGCTCTTCACGCCTGATGTGGCGCCGGTGACCGCGCATTTCTTGCTGCACGCTGGCGTACCGATTGTTCCATCACAGTAGGGACGGTTCTTCGTTCCGTTGTTGCCGATTGCGATGGAAACGTAGACGCCTAGGTCCCAGGCTTTATCGCATGCGACTGAAAGTTCATCTGTGCCATCTGTGTTCTGTTCGCTACCCAAGCTGAGGTTGATGACTTTGCAGCCTTTCCCAACAAGCCAGTCGATTCCTTTAATGATCCAACTCGTGTAGCCCCAGCCCATGTCATTCAGAACTTTAGCCGAGTAGAGGAGTCCTTGTGGAACGCAGCCGAGATATTTCTTTCCAGCTGATGCCATGATGTTTGCAATATGAGAGCCATGGCCGACTCCGTCCATGTGGCCACGAGGCGATCCTGAGAAGTCTTTGCCTTCGAGAACTCGGTAACGTCCTCTGTCTGATCCCTCAGGCTTCTCGTAGAGCCAACTCCATTTCTCACCAGTGCTCATGCTGATGCCTGTATCCGCGATACCGGCTGGGGGGCCCTCTTTGCCCAGTCCTTTCTCGATAAATTTCTGACCCTTATGGACCTTATCGAACCCGAGGTAGGGAACAATTTGATTGATGAGAGGCTGAATGATTGGATTTGATCCTGGGACTCCCTCTTCCGTGGGTTCAAATCCCACAGCATGATATGTGAGCTGCTCTGAGATCCATTCGACTTGAGGAATCTGCTCGAGGAGAGGAATCAGCTCGCCTTTAATTTCGAAAACCATGTAGTTTAACCGGAGGTGCCAAGCTTTCACGAATTCGATAAAGACAACGTTGCCGAACCGCCTATTCCAAAAGCCGAAAGCTCCTCTAATTATGTTTACTAAAGCCTCGTCGGGCGGCCATTTCCCTACTTCTTGGAACCATTCTTCGTCGAGACGAATCAGAATTTGGAATTTCTTTTCAGGCTCAGCCTGAATCTTCGCTAAGAGATCTGCATGGATCTTTCTTGCTACTTCACTCAACTAGAAAACCTCTGAGAATGCTGAAGACGCCTAGAGCGTGAAGGTTCGGACGTATCGGCTGTTCCGGAGGACCTCGCCGCGGTCGACATCGAGAAGACGAGATTCAGTCAAGCTTACAACCTCAGCCTGTTCCCGGTCGAGGAAAGCGTCGTTGAAGATCAGGTTCAGTTCGTCTTTCTTCAATTTTCGAAGTGGATCCTGCTTCTGAGCGCTGCGCCTGCCTCTGAAGGGGCTTCCAAATCGATTCTTTGCGATAAGAAGATCCTCCTATCCGCTAGGCCCGGGATCGAATCGCTGGCATCACGCAAACGCTATGCGTCTACAGCGTTGGTAGATTCAAAAGAAGAATCAAACTTTTAATTGTGAGCAAAGAAATGTATAGGAATGTATTGAGTTGTGAGCTCTTCGATGAATGAAAACGGCTTGACGGAGAATGTGAATGTAAGATTCTCCAAACGCGATCTAGAGTTGCTATCTAAGGTCGCTGAGTCTCGACGTGAGAACCTCTCCGTCTTCATTAGAAGAGCGGCGATGAAATATCTAGCTGAGATGCGCTACCTGAGTGAAGAAGAGAAGAAGGCTCTAGGGATCTGAAGAAAGCTCTAGGGCTTTGAGCAAGAGCGCAACTCACTATTTGAGGAAGCACGGCCGAGATCGAAAACCATTCAAGATCTACAAACACTAGAAGAGCTACAAATAAGACTTTGCAGGCTGACAAGGATTGCGAATATTTTCAATAGAATATCTGCATAAGCAGGCAATCTCTTTTATCTGGACCTCGTCAGAACGGTTTTTAGCTGGCACTTTTCACGCCTAAAGTATCATACTGTTTTCATATTGACGGTGCTAACAGGAATTGAGCGAGCACTTATTATAGGAGAGGTCAAGTTGGATACGTTGAAAGGGCAAACGAGAGTGAGATTCCTGACCTCTTGGTGTTCGTCATGTCATATGATCATGCAGCGTTTTCTGGTGTTCAAGAGGTCTATCGAGATCTTGCTACTGGACCCGTCGGTCTTTCTGAAGAGGAAGCAAAGCGAAGGCTTCGGAAATATGGACCCAACGTAATCCCCTCAGGCAAGAAGACAAGTCCCACCGAGAAATTTTTCACTCAATTTAAGAACCTATTTAATGTCCTACTGATCGTAGCGTCGCTACTCTCGTTCTTCAGTGGCTGGGCCTACAACGATTCGAGCTCCATCCAAATGGGATTGGCGATCTTCTGCGTTGTGATTCTCAATTCGGTCTTCAGCTTGGTCCAAGAATATAGGGCTGAGAAAGCAGTTCAGGCCATCTCGAGACTGGTTCCCACCAAAGCAAAAGTGATGAGAGATGGTCAGCTGAGAGAAGTAAATGTCGCGGAAGTAGTTCTTGGTGACATCATAACCTTAGAAGAGGGTGACAGAGTTCCTGCCGATGCCAGACTAACTAGCGCATTCGAAATATCGGTCGACAACGCGATCCTCACAGGCGAATCTGAGCCCCAGAGACGTTTCGCCACTATGAGCCCAAGCACAACGATCTCCAGCATAATGGACTATCAGAACATTGTGTTTGCAGGAGCCACCATAGTAACTGGAATAGCCAGAGCCGTCGTCCTTAAAACAGGCAGAGACACCGAGTTCGGAAAGATCGTATCCCTCTCACGTGACATAAAAGAGCCTCTTAGTCCTCTCCAGAAAGACATCGATTATACAGCCAAGATCAACTTCATAGTCGCTATTCTAGTGGGAAGCATCTTCTTCGCCGTCGCCAAGATGCTGGTCAACCTGAATATGCTTGACAGCCTGCTCTTCGCGATCGGCGTAATGATCTGCCTTGTTCCAGAAGGATTCCAGCTGACGGTTTCACTGTCTCTTGCGCTAACCGCATCAGCTATGGCCAAGAGAAATGTTGCTGTCAAGCGCCTCTCCTCTGTTGAGACATTGGGCTCTGCCACTGTGATGTGCGTCGACAAGACAGGCACTATTACTAGCGGAGAAATGATGGTGAAGAACGTTTGGGCCAACGGCGAGGTCTTCGAAGTGACTGGCGATGGATACAGCCCACAAGGTTTCACCACAATTAAAGGTAGACGTACGAGCAGAGCTGAGAGAACTCATATTCTAGCGCTCTTCGAGGTTGCAGCCTTCTGTAATAATGCGAAGCTCAACGCGCCCTCAGACAGAATCCCCAGATGGACTGTGTTGGGCGATCCAACTGACGGCGCATTCTTGGTCTTTGCTGGTAAAGGTGACCTCAACGTAAACGAGGCTCTAGCGAAGAACCCGAGGATAGGGTTGATTCCATTCGATTCGAGAAGGTGCCTAATGACGAGTATTCACAGAAGATCTAACGGAAAGATCGTCGCATACACTAAAGGCGCTCCTCACGAACTGCTCTCCAGATGCTCTAGAATATTTCTTGAGAACGAATATGTCCTCCTTGATGATGCAGAGCGAAAAGTTGTAGAGAGACAGATTGAGGCCTTCGCTGCGGAAGGGTTTAGAGTTCTCGCTATGGGCACGCGGGTTCTTCAACGCCCAGATAAGAAGGAGTTCACGTCAGAAGAAGTTGAGCACGATCTAATCTTCCTCGGTTTAGCGGCATTATTCGACCCCCCGAGACCTATGATCGAGAAAGCGGTATCGGACGCTAGAAGCGCAGGTATACGGGTCATTATGGTGACTGGAGACCATGAACTGACAGCGGAAGCAATTGCGAAGAGGGTTGAAATTGTGACTTCACCTGAGCATGCAAGGCATATGTTGATTTCGGGTCACGAACTTTCCAAACTCTCTGAAAGTGAACTGTCAAGAATCTTAGATACCCCGGAAATCGTATTTGCGAGAACCGCTCCGGAACAAAAATTAAGGATAGTCCGGGCCCTTAAATCAAAAGGCGAAACGGTAGCGGTCACTGGAGACGGATTAAACGATGCGCCAGCTTTAATGGAAGGCGAAGTAGGCATCGCCATGGGTGCAGGCGGCACAGATGTTGCGAGAGAATCAGCCGACATGGTACTGTTGGATAACAACTTCATCTCGATGATTGAAGGTGTCAAGCTCGGAAGAGGGATGTTCGACAACCTGAGAAAATTCGTTTACTATGTATACACACATAATTGGGCTGAGCTCGTAACCTTCATTGCATTTGTCTTGCTACAGGTGCCGCTTCCACTGTTAGTCGTCCAAGTTTTGGCCATCGACCTTGCTATGGATGTCTGGCCATCATTAGCTCTTATCATGGAACCTCCAGAAGCAGGTGTCATGAAGAAATCGCCAAGACGAACAGGAACCAGGCTGATAGACCCTGGAATCTTAGTGAGGGGGCTATACGTGGGTATCATTATTTCAATCAGCGGACTGTTTTGGGCATTTCAAACATGGAAGGCTACAGGATGGAACTTTGGACAAGCGATAGTGAGCGATCCTATAGCATACGCCAAAGGTACGACGATCGTTATGGCAAGCATAATGGCAGGTCAATTGGGCAACTTCTTCGCCGCCAGATCGAGTTCGGAATCCATTTTCCGACTGAACCCACTAAGGAACAGATGGCTCTTCCTAGGGATAGTGTCACAATTGGCCATCCTAGCGTGCATAGTGTATACTCCTTTCCTGCAACCACTCTTCGGGACGGCGCCTCTCTCACCATCAGATTGGATTTACCTCTACAGCCTGGCCCCATTGATACTCGTTCTCGAGGAGACAAGAAAGGCTGCGATACGTTTCAGCCGGAGAAAATAGCGCTCAAAGACTTTTCAGCTTAGATCTGTAGTAACATGAAGATGGAATAGTTTCGGACGCCTCAAGCCTTTTGGTCTTCGAACGCTAAACCGTTTATCTTGGGACCTGGATGATTGGATTCAGGGCTTGGCCTAAATTTCTGTTTTCCCGGGACCGCATGAAAGTCATTCAGCGATTCCTCGTGTATCAGAGACAAGAGTTTCGGCGAATAAAGCTCGGCGTCTTCGAGTTGGCGTTGCTTATCGAGAAGGCTTGGACCAGCGGCCTCGACAGCGAGGAGATCGACATCTCCCTAGACTACTATGAAGCGAAACGAGAGTTGGAGAAGAAGAGCCGTGGCAATTAGGCGGAAGACTCTGATCAGAAGGTCCGGAGTCGAGTGGACGGATTACAACGCCAATATCTACCATGGCTGCGCTCACAACTGCAAGTACTGCTACGCACGGTTGATGACGAAACGGTTTGAGCCTGAGCCTTTAGACTGGCGAGATGTCAAGATGGTTGAGAACGCAGTTGAGCTAGCGAGACGAGATATCAAGGCCCTGAGTCTTGGAAGAATCATGTTCTGCAGCATGACGGACCCCTATCAGCCGATTGAAGCTGAGACGAGGTTGGCGAGAAGAGTTCTCGAGGTCCTATTGAATTCACAGTTCCATGTTTTGATCTTGACCAAAAGTCCTCTAGTGACTAGGGATTACGATCTGATTCAAGGTCTAGACAATGTGGAAGTGGGGTTCACAATAACGTCTTTGGAAGACATTCTTTTCTGGGAGCCCTATGCGCCGGGCAACACCAAGCGGATCGAAGCCTTGAAGAAAGCTCATAGCATGGGCATCAAGACATTCGTGAGCATAGAACCTTGGATACCGGACATATCTAATCCACAATCGATAATCGAGAAGCTACGAGACTTCGTTGACCGTTTCATCATCGGAAGCATGCAGTACTGCGATGTCCCGAGATCATTCTATGCGAAAAGTCTGCCAGCCCTGATTTCATGGTTAAAAGAAAACAAGATCAACTACTATCTGAAGAGAGAACTGAGATCTTGTCTTTCTCCTTCTGATTGAGCTGACGCGATTTCAAGAGCGTTTTCGAAACTGTCCCGAAGGCATAGTTTGAGGATTAAAGTATTAGATAGTTGATAATAGTAACTATAAGAGGGGAACTATGTCACTTACACCAGAATTTGAGTTAGGCTTTTGGAACGCCTGGATTATTACAGTTTTAGGTTTTTTAGCAATGGGTGGAGGTCTTTTCCCAATTTTTCTGGTTAACAATGAAACAATAAAAAAGAGAATAGGGAAATCCCTCACATGGAGTGAGTTTAGTAAAACTCAAAAGATCGTAACTTTGATTACTCATTTCCTAATTATGCCTTTCACTATTGTCTACAGTTTCTTCCTACCGCTGAAGTTAGGTACAATATGGTTCTATGTAGGTCTTCCCATTTGTTTAATGACCCTAGTTTTGGGCATCATGGCTGGAGTTGCCTTCGCTACTGCCCCACTTCATGAACCGATTAATGAAGGGGTTTACCGTATTTCAAGACATCCCATGTATTTCGGAGG